TCTAGCTTTGTATCTTACGTTTCCAGTATCGAAATCACCTTCCATTGCAGTTGTCAACGGAGCTCTTGTGAACATTTTCATACCATTTGGTACGTCTGTAATGATATAGAACGAATCAGAGTCAGTTAGGTAATTGTTCACTCTGTATCCTTGAGGAACCATTCCCATTGAATTGATTGCATTTATATCGTTATCAGCTGTTCCAGTTCTACCTTGAGACTTTAATAATCTCTCAGCAGTGTACTGATTCTCCGAAGGAACTATCATTTTTAGTCCTCTAGCTGCAATTCTAAGACCTCTTTCATCAGTCATTTTAGAGATATCAATTAATGATTGCTCTAATGATGTTTCGTTAAGATCTGCCTGCGTAGTTAAGGTATTTTTAAAAGTACCTGCTAACGTAGGGTGAGCTGTGCTAAACAAAGCAACACCATCACCTGATTTAAATGTAGCAGTTGATGGTAAACCGTTGATTAATAACTCAACAGCTTTTACTTGTTTTGCATTACTCATAGATCTTGCTAAAGCTTTTGTGTATCTAGCAGAAAGTCTATCGTAAAGATTATCTTCGATAGCTTCTTCTGTGATAGAAAATGCTAAAGCTACGGTCTCATGTGAGTAACGAGCTGTGAAGGTTTCTTGTGCATCATCAAATGATACTCCAGCACCTTCTTGCTTGATTTGTGCGTTTCCGAAACCTGATAACATTACTTCCTCTTCGAAAGCTCTGTCAGAAGTCTCGCTAGTATAAATCTCAGCATGCTGATTTTCATACCTTTTATATTCCAGGCCAAATAGTGCATTCAAACCTGGCTCTAGTTCTTTAACTAGTTGTGATCTTGATATTGCCATAATTTATATACTCCTATTAGCTTAAATATACATTCGACGCTGCATTGTATGCTACAATAATGTTGCAATTTGCTGCTGTTAAGTCCTCATTGTCGGTCTCTTCAGCCGATCTAACAACACGAAACATTTTTGTGTTTGCGCCTGTTACACCGTCAACAGCTAGAAAAGCTGTTGATTGCCCATTCTTAGCATCACTTGCAGTGAAGTTTTTAATGTTAAAGGCATCGCCATGTTTAGTTTGTGGAACTGCTCCATCCGATTTTACAATATACTCTTGCATAGGATCGTCATTCACAAAACCAATACCATCGCTACTGCCCGTGTTAGGATCAGATCCAAACGTCGTGCTCGCTGCAACTGAGTTTGCAAAAGTTGGTTTTAATGTAGAACTGTTTATGAAAAACGCTCCATTAAATACACCAATTAATTTTGCTACGTTCGATGCGGAGTTATCGTAAGCTGTTCCTCCAGCGCTCGATACGCCATCATCAGTTGTTGCAAAGCTAACATCTTGAATGAAACCCTCGTCTCCAGTGTGTTGTCTAGATACAGGATTTCCCTTAAAGATTCCAACGCCTAAGCCTGATTTGATTTGATATTTAGACTGTCCGCCGATAGAAGGAGTGTTTCCTACTCTCATTGCTTGTCTAAGACCAAATCCAGCTGTGTCTCTATTAGCCATAGTTGTTTTTTCTCCTTAATGTACCTGCCCCGAAGGGCCTCCAGTACGGGTTTATTTATCGATGATATTTAAAATTACTTTTTCGTACCACCGAAGGTTACACGAGATTGCCTTTCAACATTGATAGGCATCCTCTGGTCCTGCTCCTTCATTAAATCGTTTGCTACTGCTTCGTTTCTATCTTCATGACGTCTAGTCATGTATTCTTGTCTCTGCTTCGCGATTTCTTCAGGTACCTTCGCAAGTAAAAGGCCACCGACCCCAATCACTCCCTTGTATTTGCCGTCATCAACGACTGGATAATCAGATGCATTTTCAACTTCTTCAGCTCTAACTAATTCGTAACCTTCTCTTAAACGTCCAGTTACATTTTTAGTGTCTTGAAAGCCAACGCTCTCTGCTCTTATCCATCTATACCTGAATCCATCAGGTGCAGGGGGTGCATCTAGAGAAGATGGTGGAACCCACACTTTAGGTCTCTCTGACTTTGTTCGTGTCTGGTTCGCACGAGAAGTTTTGTTTTCTTTTTCCATGT